AAGCCGTATTTCCTGTTTTATTGACGCCTTAAATCGTTTATTCAAACGGTCGATCTTAAAAGGCGTGATAATGGTTTTGAATTTAAAGACCCAGACACGCTTGAGTATGACAGTGATTCGACAGCCCTGTTTGTCGATATTGCTTTGACAGTGAGTCGCGGTGTAAAGCTGGGAAACGATTTAAGGCGTCAATAAAACAGGAAATACGGCTTAGGCTTGAGGGGAAAAACTTTAAGTCTTCAGTCGCAACGCCTTTTATTGATGAGTTCTTTTTGCGAAAGCGTTTGGCCGAGGCTGGTTTTAAACAGGGCATTGAAGACTTGGACTGTATAGATGGACAGGTTTTCACTGTAATAATGAATGAAATGAGCGCACACGAAAAACGTGAACTTGATAAACAGCGCCGTAAACAGAAAAAGGTGAGTCCGGGTGGCAAACGACGTCGTATTTAGACTATTAGCCGAGACCGAAAAAGCACGGCGCGAAATTGAGGCTTTCAGAAAAACGACTGAAAAAGAGATTGGTCGTTCTCAAAAATCACTAGACTCAATTACTAAACAAACATCCGGTGTCGCCCTTGCTTTTGCATCTTTAGCAGGCAATTTGGGTGCTGCAGCGATAACCAGAGGACTTTCAACGATTTCTGGCGCTGTTCAGTCGTTTGGGTTGGAGGCGTTCCGTGCGGGCCAACTTTTTGAAGACCTGCAGACAAAGCTTGTAACCCTAACGGGTAACACTGCCGAGGCAAATAAGCTATTTGCTGAGTTAAAGGCGTTTTCAGCGGGCACCCCGTTTCAATTGCCAGACCTTACAACGGCAGCGTCGACGCTTTTGGCGTTTGGTGTTGCAACCGACGACGTGACTGAGAGTTTGTCGCGTGTTGCTGAGGTCTCAGCCGCATCGGGAAAGCCAGTTAATGATTTGGCCGTTATTTTTGGTCAAGTTCGAGCTGCAGGTAAGTTAACGGGTGAGAGATTAAATCAGTTAGCGGAATCACAAGTCAATATTGCGCCCGCAATCGCAAAAACACTAAACATTACCGAGTCTGAAGTTAGAGATTTTGTTTCTAAAGGCAAAGTAAGTTTTGAAGAGTTTGAGCAGGCGTTTATTTCATTAAGCCAGGAGGGCGGCATTGCCTTTAACGGCTTAGTTCGAGCGTCTTTGACGTTTTCTGGTGCCACGTCCACACTTGGTGACAACCTAACGATTTTTCAAGGCACAATTGGACAAATTTTTACGAGTTCTGAGGAAGTTAAAGGGTCTTTGGCTGGTTTTAGCGCTGTATTTCAAGAGCTCACTCGTATTGTGGACGAAAACAAGGCTGGGATTCAGGAATTTATTGCAAACGCTGCAGGACGACTGCCAGAGCTGTTTGGGTTTGTCGGTGACTCAATTATTTTCGTAAACGACGTGCTCGCAAACTTTGAAAAATTCAGTAACATTGCTGGAGCCGCGTTTTTTGGGTTTGCCGCATTGGTTGTCGAGAATGTTAGGACGATTCTCTCTGGTGCGTCGGCATTAGCTGGTGCTTTTAACATTGAATTGCCTGGTTTAGACGGCGCAATTAAGGGCCTTGAAGAGTTTAGGGACGCCGCCGCCGGTACGGCTGAGGCTAATATTAATGAACTTGAAAAAATTAGTGAAAGCCAAAGAAGTTTTGAAGAGACCGTCACTCAAGTCACTGACAGAACCACAATGGCTTTTGTCACCGCCACTGAAGAGTTTAAAAAGGCAGCAAGTGAGCAGGCCGAGGCTGACTCTCAGTTACTAGAAAAACGCAAAGAGAATGCGGCTGAGGCGGTCGCAATTGATCAAAACAGGCTAAATCAAGCCAGACAACTTGCTGAGGGTCTTGGTTCGGTTGAGCTCTTAGAGGCTCGTTTTGAAAAAGAGAATGAGTTATTAAGGTTTGCGCTCGAGCAGGAATTGATCACGCGTGCTGAGTTTGCTGAATTGCGTGTTCAACAGGCAACGGACCAGGCGTCAAAGCTAGCCGCTGTCGAATTGCAGTTTGATTCTCAACTTGAGGCCGCTAAAGATGCCAATGCAATTCTTGCCATTAATCGTGAAAAAGCAATTATCGATGCAAGACTAAAAGAAGCCGCCCGAGGGTCGATAGAAGAGCAAAAGTTATTAAAACGTCGAGAGCAGCTTGATATCCAAAGCGCACGCGCTCGCCTAAATATTGCCGGTGCTTTTTTCGGCAATTTACAGACGCTCGCCCAAGGTGAGAACAAACAATTGTTTGAGGTTGCTAAAGCAGCAAACACGGCAAACGCCATTATTAACACGGCGTTAGCGGTCACTTCAGCGTTGGCAACACCACCATTTCCTTTAGGTCTGGCATTAGCGTCTGTTGCCGCTGTTCAGGGTGCCGTTCAGATTAAAACGATTCAGGCTCAAAAATTCCAACAGGGTATTACTGAAATACCGCGCGGGTTTGAAAACGACACGTTGCCAGCGTTCCTTTCAACGGGTGAGCGTGTTGTCGATGCCGACACAAACACAGATTTAAAGGCGTTTTTAGCGTCTGTGGGTTCGGCAAGTGGTGAAACTGAGTCACAAACAAGTAATGAAGTCGTGACAATTTTAGATGAGATACTCGGCGAGCTGCAGGGCCAAAGCACTGAGATTGTGGTGAGCATTGGAAACAATGAGATAATTCGCGAGGTACGTGACGGCTTACGTGCTGGGGGGACTTTAGCGGTATGAGTGTTGATTTTCGCTTTGTCGATTTTAACTATCCCTTTAAAGACAACGTCGCTATAACGGCCACATCTGAGGACGTGAATTTCCCAGTAACCAACGCTGGTGACCCAATACGGGGGCGTGTTTGGCGCTCAAGCGGTTATTTTGAAATCACAAACTCAAATAATACAATAGATTTTAAAGAATCAGCGTTAGGACCGGAACTCAATGCAACAGTCGCCACAGGAAAATATAGTGTATCTGAACTCGAAACGGCCATTAAAAACGGGCTTGAGTCAGGGGGATCACAGATATACACGGTGGCTTTTAACTCGAACACGGGGACTTGGTCCATTACAACGGACGGCGCTTATCTTGATATCCTTTTTAGCACAGGCAGCAATGTACTTAGTAGCATTAGGGACGATATTGGTTTTAGTGATATTGATTATTCTGGCAATACCACTTATTCCGGTTCTTTTGTTGCGCTCCATACTGAGGAAAGGGTTATAGTCGACATTCAAACGACTGAGGCGGTCGATAGTTTTGCGGTGGTTTTTGACCCGCTAGTTGGGATCAATTACAGCGACGAAGCCGTGTTGAAACTAAAGGCCAACCACGCCGATGAGTGGACGTCACCGCAGGTTGATATCACACTAAGCATTGATGAGACTTACGGTGTAATCACCCATTACTTTGACGAAGACCAGGACTATCGTTTTTGGTGCTTTGAAATCGTTGATCCCAAAAACCCAAATCTCTATGTCGAGTGTCATACCTTGGTCGTAGGAAAGTCGAACACGTTTACTAGGATTCCAGACAACGGCTTTAGGTATCGTCGTGTCGATGAGTCTAAAATTGTAAGGTCTGATTACAATAACCAGTATGTGGACGAAAAACTGCAGGTGGCGAGCATTGAGTTTAACTTCGGCATTTTCGAGTACCCGCAGGCCCAACAGTTTTGGGAGTTCTTTGCGCGTGTTGGAAGCAAAGAGCCTGTGTTCTGTGCAATCGACGTTGATGAGGACATGTTCGACAAAGACAACTTTTATCTCTATGGACGTCTAGAAAAAAACCTAGATCTAAGACACAGAATCATTAATTATTTTAGATCTAAACTAAGAATAACTGAGGCTTTTTAATGTCTAAACTAGTCGTGCATGAGTGTGATTCAGAGGTTTTTCAGGAATTTGTCCCTGACAAAAACTCATATATCACTGCGGTTCGGCCGCATTTATATATTCACAATTTGCCAGCCGGAGACATTAAAGTAAGGCTCACTGACTCTGAGGGGCGGCTTATTGCTGAGAGTCAGGCGACAACGATCACGACACTTGCATCTAACATCCTGACTGATTTGGGAACCACCGGGGCTTATATACATGCGTATGTGAGGTTTGATTTCAACGTTCCTGTTCGTAAGGGTGTGACTTATCGGTGGTATGTGACGTGTTTTAACGGTTATTCATTTGCCGAAAGCGCATACGTTGGCGTTTGCAAAGACTGGGATAATACAAAAAAACCAACGACTTACACACCTAGTATTCAATTAAACGCGCCCATCGATTTTGAAGAGTGGGAGAGGGTTAATATATGAGAATTTTAGACTTTGCCGATGGGTTTAGCAGTAGCACAGAACCTAATCAAGGGACGATTCTGGTCTCGGGTCTGCAGTCGTATGTCGACGATGCTGCGTTTGAAACAGCAAAAGGCAGTGCCTCAGCCGCTGGGGACTCTTATTACAACACGACGTTTGGATGTTTTGTTTTTCACGACGGCACGGGTTTTCTGTGTGGGGATGTGATTTTAAAAGAACAGACGTCTTTTACGATAGCAAACAATATCGCTGTGAACACGGATGTTACTGGCGCAACCTTTGACAGCTCTGATTTTACGAGCGCTGTTATTGAGTGGGAAATACTAAGAAGTGACGACGTACCGACTGAGAACATGGCGCGCGGCCGATGCTCTTTGTTTTATAAACCAACGGCTGGGTGGCAAATAGAGACTGAGTTTGAGGGTGACGATGTGGGTGTGACTTTTTCGGTGACCGATACGGCTGGTGTTGTCCAGCTTGTTTATCAGTCTTCAAATTACACGGGCGGCACATACGTTGGCACGATGAAATATACAATTAAAGACCAAATGAGGGCTTAAATGAAAACGGTTTTTCAATCGATATTATTGGTAGTTTTAATTAGTTCAGTGGCTTACGGTGCAAAGTATTTCACTGATTTAATCATTCAACAGGACCTAACGGTTGCGGGTGACACTGAGTTGTCGGCAAACGTTGAGGTTGATGGGTCAATGAGTGTTGGCAAAGACGCACCCGCGGACGCGGCCCTTTTGCTGGATCTCGTTTCAACGACTAAAGCCTTCGCGCCACCCCGAATGACTGCGGCCGAGCGAAACGCAATTGGCTCACCAGTTGAGGGTTCCCTATTATATAACGACGACGATGACCCGCTAAACATCTACGACGGTGCGCTT